GATGATTTCTACGTTGAAACCGAGCATTTGCAGCTCAGCGTGGCGGTATGCCTGGATGGATGAGACGCGACCGTCTGCGGCTTTGACTTCGACAAGCCTTAGCTCATCTGGTTTTAACAGCATGAGATCCGGCCAACCGGGTTTATTGCATTGGATAACTTTCAAGACGTACCAGCCATCAGCTTCGTACTGCTTGATCAGCTTCTTTTGAAAGAATGCCTCGGTCTGCCGCATAATGCGCAATGGTGTAATTCTGCTTGTCGCGGACTTGAGCGTAGACCCGTGGCTCGATACCGCGTGCAGCAAAGATGAAATGGACACGGTTGGCGCGATCACGGCCAAGGTAACTGGCACGGTCCCGGCCCTGAAGGTAGGACAGGGCGCTGTAGTCGATACCAATGAAGATAAGGTCATCGGCGGTGGATAGGTTGACGCCTTCGCGGGATGCTTGCACTTGGCCGATGTAAGTGGCTTGGGGGTCGGCGTTAAAGGTTTCGGGACTGTCGGTGCAGGTGTCGGCAAAGACCTTGCGGAGCATGTCCCCTTCTGCGTTGAAGCAGTAAAGGATGGCGATCTTGCGCCCGGCAAAGTGGTTGCGGATGTAATGCGCCTTGGAGCGATCGAAGATAACGGCGCCGTGGGCCTCGGTGATGACGGTGCCGGAGTAGATCTGGCGAAGCTTCGACATGGCCTTTGCCCCGGTGTCGGCTAGGACGCTGCGGCAGTTTGGGCGACCGATCACACCATCTTTCATGATCCGCCGGGCTAGGCGGTAGGTGCGGGGCTTCATGATGACCTGATGCACCTGCTCCTCGATCTGGGTGGCAAAGCCTGCCTGTTGCTGGGTGATCGTGACGGTTAGCGGCTGGATGTCGGCAAGAATGCGTGCCTCGTCGGCTTTGCTGTAGTCGTTGACCTGCTGGCCGGTGCCAACGTATTTTGTGCCGATTGAGACGTACCCGGCCTTGGCCCAGTCGTAGAAATTACGGTAGCCAGACCAGCGTGTTGGGCCTAGGGCAAATTGATGGTAGAGCTGGCTGTAAGACTCCGGCGATGGCGTGCCGGACATGAGGAGCAGGTACTTGAAATGGATGGATTGAAGGTCGTACCAGCGCTTGGATGGTTTTGGGTAGGCGCCAACACTGTGTGCCTCGTCGATGATAAGGAGGTCATAGTGGCGGCCAGCACGCTTGGGCACCTGCTCGTAGTTGGTCACCTCAACTTTGGCGGTAAGGCCGAGAGCGTCACGATCTGCCTCAATTGAGGCAATGGCCTTCTTTTTGGTGACGATGAGGCAGTTGAGGACGCCAAGACGACGAGCGGTTTCCAGCGCTGTAAAAGTTTTGCCGGTACGCACCTCCCCACGCAAGTAGGCGATGCGGTGCTGGCCGAGGATGGCGACGAGATCGCAGGCCGCCTCCTGTTGATAAAGACGAAGTTGCATGGGGTTGCAATGGGTGCGCCGATGGTATAGGATCCACGAGTCAACCGCAACCCGTTATGGACAACGCGGCCTATCACGCCCATTCAGCCGTCAGCAAAAGCCACCTTGATCTGGTGGCCAAAAGCCCGCTGCATTATTGGGCACGTTACTTGGATTCCAACCGTGTGCCGCAGGAGCCTACTGCTGCAATGGCCATTGGATCTGCTGTGCATACGCACGTCTTAGAGCTTGACCAGTGGGATGCCCAATACGTTGTGGCACCCGCCGGAATTGATCGACGCACCAAGGTTGGCAAGGCTGAATGGGACGTGTTCCAAACGGCCATCGGCACCCGGACGGTGATCAGCCGCGAGGATGCGGACCTTGTGATGCGGATTGGGCGATCAGTGCTCAGCCACCCGGCTGCCGCATATCTACTTGGCTTACCCGGTAAGGCAGAGACCACGCACATGTGGATTGATGAGATCAGCGGCCTGCAATGCAAGTGCCGCCCCGATTGGCTGCTTGATGACGGCAGCATCATGGTGGATCTCAAGACCACTGAGGACGCCAGTGCAAAGGAATTCCAGCGGTCGATCGCAAAATGGCGTTACCACGTCCAGGCTGCGTGGTATTTAGACGGCATTGAAAAAGCAACGGGCAAACGCCCGGAGCAATTTGTTTTTATTGCCGTTGAAAAGAAGCCACCGTATGCCTGCGCGGTGTACGTTGCAGACCCGCAAATGGTTGAAATTGGCGGCCAGACTGCTCGCGCAGATCTTGACAAACTCAACATTTGCAAGGCTGCTGACTATTGGCCTGGGTACAGCGACCAGGTGGAGGTGATCAACCTTCCACCATGGATGCGACCCAAAGCTGATGGGACTATGCCTACACCAACTGAAACAATTCAGGAATTTTAAGTATGGATGCCCGCGATTACCTTTACACCCACCACAGTTTTAATGGTGTCAAGACAGGATTCTTAACTGACGTTAGTTTTCCCTATCTTGACATTGTTTCTACAAAAAAAACACATACCGTTGAGATTGATTTTTTCGAAAAAAAACTGCCCGATCTGCCATTCCGCCTTTTAATTCAATACATCATTGTTGATTTGTGCCAAGGCAAATACATTGGCAGCCATGGCACTTGGTGCATGGGAAAATTCAACAGCAGAGAGCGCTTAATTAAATGCTGTCATTGTATTGAATATTTGTGGACAAATATGTCGGAATTAATTGCAATTGACGACTTGATACAAGCCGCTCAATCTGACTACAACAAAATCAAAAACGAGGTTCTGTTTAATGACTGACTCCACAGCGATCACCACCCAGTCCAACAACTTGGTCTTCTCAGGCATCCAAGCCTTTGAAGACGCCCAGCGCATTGCAAAGGCTTTGGCCAGCAGCACGCTGATTCCACCGCAGTTTCAAGGCCAGCAAGGTTTTGCCAACTGCTTGGTGGCGCTTGAAATTGCAAACCGGATGGGCATCTCGCCTTTCCTGTGTATGCAACATCTGCACATTATTCATGGCCGCCCTAGCTGGAGCAGCGCTTTTATCATTGCCATGGTTAACGGCTGTGGCCGGTTTACGCCGTTGCGGTTTGAGATCAGTGGCGAAGGCGATAGCCTTGCTTGCTATGCCGTTGCCACCGACATCAAGACGAACCAAGAGCTGAAGGGGCCGACCATCACGATGGCCATGGCTAAGAAGGAAGGGTGGGCCACTAAAGCTGGCAGCAAATGGCTGACCATGCCGGAGCTGATGATTCGGTACAGAAGCGCAGCATTCTGGGGCCGTCTCTTTGCTGGTGACTTGCTGGTGGGCCTCCAAACCCAAGAAGAGGTGATTGACGTGCAAACCGTCAAGGTTTCTGCCAACATTGACAAACTCAACGCCAAGGTACAGTCTGCACCAGTTATTGAAACTGAACCTGATGATCTCTTCTGAATTCCTTACTGATCTGCAACTTGCTGCGCGGTGGCACCTCCACCGCCAGACGTTGATCAGGTGGCGGTCCAGCAACACTGGGCCTGCCTTTACCAAGATCAACGGTCGCGTGCTCTATCCCCTGGCCGAGGTGGAGCAATACGAAAAGGCCAACACCATCACACCTGACAACCAATGACACCACTCGAAATTATTGCAACTGTGTTGCGTGCCAGCTGCCATCAATTTATCGGCCGCCTTGGTGCCGATGTTGAAATTAAGTATTTTGATAACGGCAATGCTGTTGCAAAAGGTCGAATGGCCATCAACAAACCTGGGGCCAAGCGTGACGATGGCCAGGCACCTGACTGGTTCACAGTTGAAGTCTGGGGGCAAGAAGCTCAGGCGTTCATGGATCAAGCCAAGAAAGGTGATCGCATTGGCGTTACTGGTCGGGTCAAAACTAACAAATGGACTAACAAGGCAGGCGAGGAACGCACTGACTTAATTATCACGGCTGAGGCATGGCGCAAGATGGATCAAGTGGTTCCTGCTACTCCTGCTGTAACCACCGCAGCCGAAAACCTAGCGGCTGCCACTGGCGGGTCTGTGGTTGATGTTGGTGAGGTGTACGACCTGTTCTAAGGTTTCATCAGCAGCAGTTCCAGCCGAGCGATCTCATTGGTTGCCTGCTGGAGCAATGCCTGCTGAAGGTTCCACGAGCGGTAAAGCGACGCTGCAAGTGGTCCGACGTTTTGGGTGATTTCAAGGCGCCGGGCCATTACCTCAATCTTGAGTTGGTCTTCGGTTGCCACCCTGGGGATCATCCATTGTCCGAACTGCTCCACTTTTCACGTGGCGGGTTGCCGCCATCATGCCTGCTTTGGTGTAGGATGCGCAAGCGGTTCGACATCCGCATCATTGAATCCCATGAACACCTATTACTTCCGCATCCCAGAAGCATCTGTTTTTGAGTTTGTCCAGGCACCCACCTTGCTTGAAGCCAAGGAATCAACCACTGAAGAGTGGTTACCATTTCTTAGCCAAATGGAATGGATCACAGATGGTGAATAGCCTTTCAGCTGAAGCTGTTCGTGACATTCTTTTGTCACAAGATAGCCAACATGTAGCTGCTAGACGCTATGGCGTTTCACGTCAAAGCATTCAGCTCATACGTGCGGGAAAAACTCATAAGGATAAATTTCCCGAGATTCCACGTCGCAACACTAGCAACTGGCATTCTTGCAGAGAATGCAAACATTGGCTAAATGAACAGTGTTCATTTAGTTTTCCAGAGCCAGCCGAAAACATGTACTTTGCTTCTGAATGCAATGTTTTTATTGAGAACACGCAATGATTGAACCTCTTCAGCGTCTACAAGCACTGGTAAGCGACTCCGGCCTATTCAAGGCTGGCCGCGAGCATGAGCGTGAACACGTCAAGGCATTGATTCGTGTCCGCATGGATCAGTTGCATCACAATTCAATAGCCTGGCAGGAATGCCGCAATCTGCTTGACATCATCAAATGAAACCACACGAGCTTGATCTGAACCGCGCCCGCTTCATTGATGCGTTGTATACGGCCAGTGGCCGTACAAATGGCTTGTACACCAACTTGTGGCAAGAGTTTTGCGCTGACCTTGGCGCTAACCTACGCGACACGGATGGGCGTATGATTCTAAATGATTGCATCAAGGCGATCGGTGGCACCGAAAGCCATCTTGCCGAAAAGCACGCCATGGCCTGCATGGAAGCAATTCGAATCCACCTAATGAAAGGATGGGAATGACCAATTCAGCACCCGCACCAATTTTCTTTAAGTCGTACCTATTGGGTCGCAACGTCCAATTAGATGAAATCAAGGATTTGTCTGATCAAGACTTGCGGACTTTGAACGTTGAAACGCTTGCCTCTCTTGACGAGTCTCGTTTTGAGTACAGCCAAATTGACAACAAGCATTCGGCTGATGCTGGCCCGACATTTGCCCGCATGAAAATTGCTGGCTATTTCCAGGCTGCCATCAAGATTGAGCTGGCCAACGATGACTGATCTGGTCAACCATCCGCCGCATTACACCGACGGATCCATCGAGTGCATCGACGCAATTGCAGCGCAGCTGACGCCAGAAGAGTACAGAGGCTACCTGAAAGGGAACATTGCCAAGTACGTCTGGCGTGAGCGCCATAAGGGCGGTCCAGAATCACTGATGAAGGCACGCTGGTATTTGGATCGTCTTATTACTACCATTGAATCATGAAAGCACCATTCCTTACAGCGTTTGAAAATTTGGCACTGCGGTTTCTGATCAGCAGTCCCAGGGTTGGTCTTGTGATTGTAAAAAATCACACGGGCAATGGCATTTACGTTGCTTCTGACATGTCTGATCCAACACTGCCGGCCCAGTTCCGGCAAGAGGAAGAGCCAGAACCGCTGTCGATGCAGCTTGAACGGATGTACCACGAGCCGGCATACGGCGAACTGGAATGATCAGCCTATATAACGGTCGGATCATTGTTGAACGGCGCACGCTGTCCGAAAACTGGCGTGCCAAGTTTCGGCTGCCACATCGGGATGAAACAATTATTGACCTCTGTACGCCTGATGTGCGGGAGGCTTACATCCGCGCTCAATACCATTACGTTGCACTTTTAAACAATGAACCATTTGAAAAAATTGAAGAAACCTTTAACAAAAAAGCCAAGTGTTGGTCTTGCATTCATTGGCTACCAAGAGGTGACCAATGCAGTTTTGGATTCCCAGAGGCACGGCAGAATAAGGGGCGGTTTGCGGCTCGATGCGAGCTTTACGACGATGGAAAGAAAGGTACTGGACAGGATGGACCGCGGCCCTGGCCGTTGGATTGAGCTGTTGGACCACAGCTTTGGTGAAGAACCGCTTTACCGCGCTTGCGGTCAAAACGGTGCTATCTGCCGATACACCAACGACCTGTGGCAAGCCGAAATCTATGTGCAGTACTACTGAGTAGTACCAAGCCAGGAATCAATAGATTCCTCACGGGTCAGGCTGTGAAACGGTTGAGCGCGAAACCACTCGCGCCAATCACGGTGACCCTTGCTGCCATTGCAGGTGATGCAGGCGCCACATAGGTTTTCTGGTACGGTCAAGCCGCCTAGCACTTTGGGAACAATGTGGTCAAGCGTGGCGCTACGGGGGCCAAGTTGCTCGTTGCAATAGGCGCAACAGTAATCACTGCGTAGCAGCACGGCATCACGCCACCGCCGCTTCGCCTCCTTCCTCGGGATCAGCGTCGTTCCATCGATCTGATGATCCACTGTTGGCATCTGGCAGGGGAAACATTTCGATCTCAAGCGACAGCAAATCATCCTCGTTCTCGATGAACTCGGTGATCCGTGCATACATGTCTGCTGGCAGCTCTTCAGGGTCAGTCTCCGAACGAACCACCACCAGGGCAGTGATCTCGAACAGATATGGCTGCACGGAGCAGTTGCCGCTGCTCCCACGTTAGCCGATGGCCACAAGCATGAAGAAATGCAACTGCCTTGCCAAGGGGACAGGCCGCGGCCTATTGTCGATCCGTTCAATTAAATTTCAATGAATTACGCACTTTTGATCGATGCCATCCAAGTCGGACCATTCACGACCCACATTGCTGCCACGGTCTTTGCCGAGCAAAACGGCTTTGATGACTACACCATGATTGAGTTGTACGACCCAGCAGAGGCACCGGGTCTAATTCGTAGACTCAACCCTTGCTCGCCGTAACGCCGAGATCGCAGTTGTAGCGGCCGGTTTGGGCATATGTGCTTTCTGGTGTACCTGACACCAAAATAAATTTCATCTGTCCAATCCGCATCCCAGGCCAGATCGGTAGCGCGTTTAACCGCCTGCTGTTCTTCAGTTCCATAGTCAGCCGTGACCCATACCATCCTGGATCGCAAAATCCAGCCTCGGCATGATCCCAACCATCGCGAGCACGTGAACTTTTAAGGCAAAACACACCGGCTACGTAATCCGGCAGGTGAAAGATTTCCCTGGTTTCAGCAAGGAAGAATTCACCCGGCTTGATCCA